AGTGGTTTTATCAAATGACTTAGTTAATACTCAGTTAAAAATTCATGGAGATCCTTATTATCTCGGTGATAGTGGGCTTGGAAATTATACCAGTCCTGAAACAAATTATAGGATGATCAACAGTGACGGCAGTATGAATTATCAAAATACTGAAATTTATATAATTGTAAATTTTAGAACACCTACTGACATTCAAGAAGGCACCAACGTTTACAAAAATCTACAATCTAGTTCTATGTTGGTACAAAGTTTCAGTGGGCTTTATAAGATAAAGTTCGTAGAAAGCAGTTTTTCTGGTGGCAAATTTACGCAGACATTAGAAATTATTAGACAAGTTAATCAAGAATTGGTGGACAGAAATGCACCAGAAGTTGCGCTGGGTGTCAACCAAGATGCTGGTCCTCCAGTTGATACATCTTTAGAATCTGATGATCCTGATTATGAACAAGCCATTGCCAATTTTGAAGCAGCAAGTGCTGGCACTGAATCTACCATAAGTGATCAAGAAATAACAAATAACAATGCCGCACTAGGCGATTGGAACGGATAATGAGTAATGACGATAGACTAGCAGAAGGCGCCAAACCAGACTCCCGTCCGGGGCCTTTTTTGGCCAGAGTGGTCAGTATCACTGATCCCTATTATATGGGCACATTGGAAGTGGAACTGTTGCACGAGTCTGGTAATGACAACGCTAGAGAAGGCCAGGTACATCAGGTCAAATATCTGAGTCCGTTTGCTGGCAGTACCAGTGTGGCATACGTGGACGAAAACAACGAATACAACAGCACACAAAAATCATACGGCATGTGGATGGTGCCACCCGACATTGGCAACACAGTTGTGGTAATCTTCATAGATGGAGATCCTAGAAGAGGTTTTTGGATTGGTTGTGTGCTAGATCCCAATGTAAATTTCATGGTGCCAGGATATGCTGCTACATCATTTAATGTAGACGGTGATAAACCAAGAACTCCTGTGGCTGAATATAATAAAAAAGCCAACGACATCAGTGCTAAAGATACCACACGATTGTTGAAACCTTTTCATCCATTTTTGCAAGACAGATATCTTGAACAAGGCCTGTTAGAGGATGACATCAGAGGTATTACTACATCCAGTGCTAGAAGAGAAATCCCCAGTGCTGTGTTTGGCATATCAACGCCCGGACCGATCGATAAAAAAGGTCCACGTGGAAAAGTTGGAAAATTTGAGCATGCTATTAACGAAGCATTTATCAGCAGAGTTGGCGGCTCAAGTTTTGTCATGGACGACGGCGACGATAAATTTCTTCGTAAAAAATCACCGTCTGAAGGTCCGCCTGAATACGCAGCAGTTGAACAAGATGAAACTGACGGTGATGTTTATAGACCCCACAATGAGTTATTGAGATTTAGAACACGCACCGGTCATCAGATACTGCTACACAATACAGAAGATTTAATTTATATTGGCAATGCCCGCGGCACCAGTTGGATTGAAATGACCAGCGACGGCAAAATTGATATCTATGCAGAAGACAGTGTTAGTCTACATACTAAACAAGATTTAAATTTTTATGCAGACCGAGATATCAATATGGAAGCAGGTCGCAATTTCAATACTAAAGTTGCAGGTGAAATGCACACACATGTCATCGGCGATCAAATTTTAATTGTTGACGCTAATCAAAAAATTCATATCAAAGCAGCAGTGGATATAACATATGATACAACATACACTCATCACGTAAAAGAAGATGTTAATATTTTGTTTGATGCAAATTATCTACATTATGTAAAAAGCGATGTAGACTGGGTGTATGATGCCAATTGGAAACACAAGGTAACAGGCCAAGTAGATTGGAACTTTCAACAAGGACTCAACTGGGACGTGGGCGGCGGATCCGGCGGCGGAGCAACTGTAAATTCTACCATTTTTGGAAGTGAAATTATTAGAAGAACAGGTAATATTGATTATACTGTAGTGGGTAACAGAAAAATCACTACCACTGGTAATTTAGATATCAATACTGGCGGCAACACTGCCATCACAACTGGCGGATCACTAGATATTAAAAGTGGTGGTGACAGTAGATGGACCGGTGGCGGAGCAACCAGCATTGGCGGAGCATCATTGGTGCTTAGTGCCGGTACAATTAATCTTAATGGTCCAGCAGCACCCACAGCAGTTACAGCAGCAGTTGCCGCAGCACCGGGCAGTGCAGACGTTGCAAGTGAAGCAAGTGAAGCAGAACTACCAAAAGAATTAAAAACCCACAGTGTGCCAAATGAAGAAGGCAGTGAATTAACGCAGTCAATCATGCGTAGAATACCCACGCACGAGCCTTGGCCACACCACGAAAATCTTGACCCGGTAAAATTTAAACCTGATCAGACTGATAGGGATATTGATGATAGAAACGAGAACAATTCTAGTTCAATTGCAGATCCTGCAGAACTGTGGAAAAAATACACTACCGTAACAGATACATTTGCTAAAATTTCAGGAGCAAGCGAAATATGACAATCAATAATAGATTATATAATAGAGTCACTGTCAAGGGTCCTGCGCAGGCTCAACAAACTCCCAACACAAAAATTTACAAAGGTTTCAGCACAATTAGTGATGCAACTGAAAATTTTGGGCTGTACGATCTTGCATTAATCAAGCAAGACATAGTGAATCATTTTCATATTCGTCAGGGTGAAAAGTTAGAAAATCCCATATTTGGCACAGTGATTTGGGATCTGTTGTATGAACCATTTACTCCCGAAGTTCGAAATGCCATTGTAAAAAATGTTGAAGATATTATAAATTACGATCCCCGGGTCAAGGCTGATCAAATTATTGTAAGTGAATACGAAAGTGGAATACAAATTGAATGCGAATTGCTGTATCTAAATTTCAATATAAGTGAAAATTTACAATTTAAATTTGATCAAGACAATGGCCTAATAAGTTAAATGCGTAGTTTAATTTACAAATAAATATACTGAACAAGGATAAACGATGTCATCTACCGATCGTCAGAATCGATTACTAGTTGCTGAAGACTGGAAACGCATATATCAGACTTTTAGAAATGCTGATTTCCAAAGTTACGACTTTGAAAATCTTCGCAGAGTGATGATATCTTACATTAGAGAAAACTACCCTGAAGATTTTAATGACTATGTTGAAAGTTCTGAATACCTAGCGTTGATAGATCTTATTGCGTTTTTAGGACAAAGCATAGCATTTCGTGTGGATTTAAATGCTCGTGATAATTTTTTAGAACTGGCAGAACGTCGGGAAAGCGTATTACGATTAGCAAGACTGTTAAGTTACAATGCCAAACGAAATCTAGCAGCCAATGGATTCTTAAAATTTACCAGCGTAAAAACTACAGAAGCAGTCATTGACTCAAACAATAGAAATCTTTCAGGCATCACAGTAGCATGGAATGATCCTACAAACGCCAACTGGAGCGAGCAATTTACCAAAGTAATTAATTCAGCATTAGAACCCAATAGACAATTTGGGAAACCTGATGCCAAGGCCACGATAGTGGGAGTCCCAACAGAGCAGTATAGATTTAAAGGCATCAGCACTGACGTTCCGGTATTTGGATTTACCAAGACGGTTGACGGTCGAAACATGCAATTTGAAATTACCAGCACAGTTATAGACACATTGAATTCAGTGGTCAAAGAAGAACCGCCAGCATTGGGTGTGACCCCTGCTTTTATCTACAAGGATGACGGAAAAGGTACAGGCTCAAGTAATACTGGATTTTTCTTTCACTTTAGACAAGGTCAACTTAACACAGGTACATTTACATTAGATCAACCTGGGTCAAATGAAATCGTTGATATAGACGCTGCCAACATCAACAACACAGATGTATGGCTTTACAAATTAGATAATAACGGTAGGGAATCTCAGTACTGGGCTCCAGTATCAGATTTCAAAGGTAACAATACCATTTACAACAGTTTAGAAAAAAACATAAGAAACATCTACAGTGTAATTACTCGTGTAGGTGATAGAATCAGTTTGAATTTTTCTGATGGTGTATTTGGCACATTACCGCTGGGTACTTTTAGAATTTACTACAGAACCAGTAATGGATTTTCTTACACTGTTAACCCCAAAGATATTCGTTCTGTAAGCGTTGATATTTCTTATGTCAGCAACACTGGACAAGTTGAAGTATTAACAATTAATATGAGTTTGTTGTCTACTGTGGTAAATTCCGCAGCCACAGAAACAAATGACAGCGTCAAGACCAACGCCCCAGCCAATTATTATACTCAAAATAGAATGATCACTGGCGAGGACTATAACATTAGTCCGTTGACTGTGAGTCAACAAATTCTCAAAATTAAATCAGTTAATAGAAGTTCCAGCGGCATCAGTCGTTATTTTGATCTAGTTGATCCTACAGGAAAATATAGTAAAACAAATCTATTTTCTGATGACGGCGTAGTTTATAAAGAATTGTATTCTGACAGTTTTAGATTTTCTTATGTGACTAAAACTGACATTGAGTTTGTAGTTTATAACCAATTATTCAATGTTATCAAAGATGACAATTTAAAAAATTATTTCTATGCCAATTATGAAATTGATACATCTGCAACTATTATTTCAAGATGGTATTCTAAAACAGTAGACACTAATCAAAGTACTGGATATTTTGGAAACATTACAGATACTATTCCGTATGCAACCGGACAATTTACCAGTACTGATTTAACCTACATTGAATCTGGAGCATTGGTTAAATTTACAGCACCGACTGGTCAGTACTTCAATAAACCATCTAATAATAAATTAGAAACAATTCCCTCAAGTGGAATACCATCTAATGGATCTACAGTATTATGGACTAAAATTGTGTCCGTTACTGGAGACGGCACTGCCAACAACACCGGGACTTTGTCTACTGGCTTTGGTCCTATCATATTGAATGACATTGTTCCTAATGATGCTAGATTATCTAGAATTATTCCCAAATATAAAAATACAATTGAAAGTAGCACAATTACAACTATTATTGATCTAGTGTTTGACAACAGACCATTTGGTCTAAGATATGATAAAACAACTAGAACTTGGAAAATCGTTTTTGAACAAAACTTAAATGTATCTGAGTTGTTTAGTCTAGGCAAAGCCGGTGACAGATCCAATCAAAAGTTAGATTCTAGTTGGTTAATTTTGTTCACACCAGACGATGAATTTTACACAGTTAATTCTAGAAAACTTCGTTACATATTTGAAAGTGACCAACAAATTAGATTTTATTACGACAGCAGTGATAAAATTTATGACACTAGAACAAACACAGTGGCCAAAGATAAAATAAAAGTGTTAAGTATAAACACTGCGCCTGCACCATCGAACTCTGCTTATACTTTTGATAGAGATTGGTCTATTCTCAAAGAATACAGTGGATTAGATGGATACGTCGACACTAAAAAAATTGAAATTACTTTTACTGATACAGACGAAGACAGTGTTGTAGATAATCCAGATATATTCAATGACATTGTTGATCCTCCTTCTGCTACAGAAACCAATCTCACAGTTCTTCAAAGAAAATATATTGTACAAGAAAAATATACCATTGGTGACCGCCAGGAAGATTATCGATACATTTATAATAATTTAACAAATCCCACAGTTGTAATTTTACCGTCAGAGACTTCAATTTCTTCATTTACTCAATACGCAGAAGCACAACATTTTTATTTTATTGATACTGATGTAGTAAAAAAATTAGACAAAGTTGCGTCTACACTAATACCAAGTTTGCAATACAAAGTATTAGTTGGTCGAGATAGATTAAAATTCCAATATATTCATAATGCAGATTATGAAACTAGAATTGATCCTGGAATTACAAACATTATTGATATTTTTATTTTAACTAAAGAATACGACACTGCATATAGACAATACGTCAACGGTTCAATTGAAGAAGAACCGCTGCCTTCTAGCAGTGACAGTTTATATAATGATCTTCATCCCACATTAAGAAAAATTAAATCTATAAGTGATGAAATCATTTATCATCCTGTGAAATTTAAAGTGTTGTTTGGCAGTCTTGCAAAAATAGATTTGCAAGCCACATTCAAAGTAGTAAAAAACATAGAACAAGTTATCAGTGACAATGATGTTAAAACACGAATATTAAATTCTATAACAAAATTTTTCTCAATTGAAAATTGGGATTTTGGAAATACATTTTATTTCGGAGAATTATCAACATTTGTGTTGGCAGAACTTTCACCGTTTATAGTCAGTTTCGTTATTGTGCCCAAAGCAGACAATTTATATTTTGGTAGTCTGTTTGAAATTACATGTGAAAAAGATGAAATTTTTGTAAATGGAGCAACAGTCGATGATATTGAAATTGTATCCAGTATCACAGCAAGTAAAATTAAAGCCATCGGTGCAATTACAACAACCGAAAAAATTGCAAACAAAAATCAAATATCAAGTTCAAGTAGTGGATCATCGGGCAGAACTGCCCCTGCAGGTTATCATTATATGCCAAACGGAACATTAATGGCAAACAGTGCAATGCCAAGTGGTGGTTCAAGCAGCAGTGGTTCAAGCAGCAGTGGCTCAAGCAGCAGTGGCTCAAGCAGTGGTGGCTCAAGCAGTGGTGGCTCAAGCAGTGGTGGAGGATATTATTAATGGCCTATAACAACAGTCAAAACGAAAACCCAGTTCCGATAGATTCTTCTTCAAGAAAAATTTCTAGCCTACTGCCTCGTTTTTATAGATCTGACAGCAACAAAAAATTTGTTCACGCCACATTAGAACAATTGTTACAGCCAGGCACTGTAAAAAAAGTCAACGGATTTATTGGCCGTCAAGACAGCAAAGCCACCGCGGCCAACGATATCTTTGTTCAGACGTCAACTACTGACAGACAAAATTATCAATTAGAACCCAGTGCTATTATTAAGGATGATTTAGATAATGTTGTGTTTAACAAAGATTATCTAGATCATATCAACCATATTAGTGTGCAAGGTGGCATAACAAATAATCATCGTAGATTAAACAAACAAGAATTTTACAGTTGGAATCCATTGATAGATTGGGATAAATTTGTAAATTTCCAACAATATTACTGGTTACCCTATGGACCTGCTGCTATCCCAGTGTACGGACAACAGAAAACAATTCAGAGTGAATATACAGTAAGTTTGGTAGATGAAGGAGACAATTTTGCCTACATCTTCAATCCCGATGGATTGACTCGAAATCCAGTATTAAAATTGTACAGGGGCCAAACATATAAGTTTAATGTTGCCACGCCGAACCAGCCATTTAGTATCAAAACTCAGAGAATAGGTGGAACACTGAGTCGATATACTCTGGGTATATCAGTCGATGATAGTGGAGCAACTGCTGTAGAGTCCGGAATATTGACTTTTGAAATTCCACTAGATGCTCCTAATGTTTTATTCTATGTCAGCGAAAATGATGTCAACATTGGTGGCGTATTACAAATTCAAAACATAGAAGAGAATACAGAAATTGATGTTGACATAGAAATCATAGGCAAAAAAACATATACCATGGGCAATGGATATCCGCTCAGTAATGGTATGAAAGTAAACTTTGTCGGCGAAGTAACACCGGCAACGTATGCGCTGGGTTATTGGTATGTTGAAGGCGTCGGCGATAAAATTCGATTAGTATCTGCAGATGATTTAGAAATTGTCAGTGGTTATAGCGAGCAGAGATCAGTACTGTTCGATGACACAGCATTTGATAAATTACCATTTGACGATGCTTCTGCATTTGCTGGAGATCAAGATTATATCACAGTTAATCGAGCAAGCCCAGATAGAAATCCGTGGAGTCGTTATAATAGATGGTTTCACAAAAGCATTATAGATATTGAATCTACAATCAACGGGACAACCGCAGATTTAGATCAAAGTGTAAGAGCCAAGCGACCAATTATTGAATTTGCAGCCGGAATCAAACTTTATAATTTTGGAACAAACGCTAAGAAAAACATTGATTTAATCGATACGTTTACCACTGATGTTTTCAGTACCATTGAAGGCAGTCTAGGATATAATGTGGACGGAATCGATTTAGCCGACGGCCACAGACTGTTAGTTACTGCAGATACTGACATTAGAGTAGTAGGTAGAATTTTCCAAGTAAAATTCATTGAAGTACAATCTGGGGCAAGCCGCCGGAAACAAATAACATTAATTGAAGTTGACGACACAGAGCCTCAACAAGATCAAACAGTATTAATTAAACTGGGAACCAATCAAGGCAAGATGTATTGGTTCGATGGTACTGTTTGGAAATTAGGCCAAGAAAAAATCACCACAAACCAAGATGTGTTGTTCGATGTATATGATAACGATAATGTCAGCATTTCAGACATTAACAAATACGAAGGCAGTACGTTTACGGGTACAAAAGTTTTTTCTTATCAACGGGGTGCCGGAGTTGATGACAGTGTATTAAAATTTCCGTTGACATATAGAAATATCAATAACATTGGTGATGTAGTTTTTAATTTTAATTATACAACTGATACATTCTCTTACAAACAAACTGCTGAGTTAATAACAGACAACGTGTCAAGAAATTATTTAAAAATTGTACTGGATAACGCTGCGACTTATTCTAACGGATGGATAACAAATTACTACGACAATTTTCAAAGAGTTATCAGAATTTACAAAGGTCAAGATCAAACAAATAATTTTAATATAGATGTATATGATGATATAAACGATCTTGCAGATTTAAGAGTCAGCGTCTATCTAAATGGAATCAGGTTGTCAAACACACAGTATGTGATTGAAAATGGTGTCAAGTTTAAATACATTGTGCTGAACACCAGTGCTGGCCTCAACGATGTTGTTGTGATTAAAACATTGGCTATCCAGTCAAAAAACATCAACGGATATTACGAGTTACCGGTCAGCCTACAAAACAACCCACTAAATGAAAATGTCAACATTTTTACATTGGGACAAGTTAATGATCACGTCGACAGCATTATCAACAATCTTACAAATTTTGAAGGAGCATTTCCCGGAAACAATAATTTACGAGATCTGGGTGCAGTTGCACAGTTTGGTACACGGTTTATTCAACACAGCGGACCTCTGATCAATAGTTTGTATCATATTGGCAGCAGAACATCAAACGCTGTAAATGCTATTGATACTGCAGGAGAGGATTACGGCAAATTCAAAAGAAATTTTTTAATGATTGCTGAAAATCTTGGAATTGACACCACTCCTCGAGACTTAGTAGATTTAATATTAAATGAGATTAATAAATCAAAATCTAATACTGAAAAATATTATCTCAGTGATATGGTACCGCATACTGGTTTGCAGAATTATCAATTCACTGTATTAGATTCTGAGATTTCAACATATCCTTTATCTTTTAATTTTGATATGTCGACGCTGTCGAATCATGCTGTATTGGTATATCTAAACGGCGAACAACTTATTTTTGCAAAAGATTATGAATTTAGTAGTCAAGGATTTGTGAACATTCTTACAAGTTTAGCCGAGGGTGACACAATTGACATTGCAGAATATGATTCTACTGATGGATGCTTTATCCCAGCCACTCCGTCTAAGTTAGGACTGTATCCAAAATTTGTTCCTGAAATTTATAATGATAACACATATTTAGAACCCACCCAAGTAATACAAGGCCACGACGGTAGTATAACTTTAGCATTTAATGATTACCGAGATGAATTAATATTAGAATTAGAAAAGCGAATTTACAATAATATAAAAGTCAACTATGATTCTGCAATCGTAGACATTTATGACATTATTCCGGGATATTCTCGAGCAACAGAATATTCGCGACAAGAATTTTTAGATATATTGAGCGGTAGTTTTTATCGATGGGCATCATTAATAGATAATAATATTGTCGTAAATGATTTTTTTGATAGATTGGATTCTTTTACTTTTAATTACAATCAAAATAAATTACCTAACGGGGAAGACAGTCCAGGATTCTGGAGAGGAATTTATAGATATCTATTAGACACTGATAGACCTCACACTCATCCTTGGGAATGTTTGGGATTTAGTATAGAACCTAGTTGGTGGCAATCAGTGTATGGTCCACGACCATATACTTCAGACAACTTGGTTCTTTGGGAAGATTTACAAAATGGTCATGTTAGAGAACCTAATACACCTGTGGTTACTCGAGAAAAATTTGTAAGACCCGGATTGTTGTCAAGAATTCCAGTGGACCAGGATGGAAATTTATCAAGCCCGTTGCTGAGTAATTCAATTTTTGGATTTATCCAAGTTGATGCTAACAATGATTTTGTGTTTGGAGACAGCGCCCCTACAGAAACTGCATGGTCACGATCTAGTTATTATGCATTTGCAGTAATACAAACCGCATTGTTGATGTACCCTAATAAGACATTAGGCCTTTATCTTGATAGATCACGTACTGTAAAAAATCTTACAGGACAATTTGTTTATGCTGACACCAATTTAAGAATAAAATTTAAAGACATAGTATTGCCGGCAACTGTGCAGTCCGCTGATAGAACATACACTGCTGGCATTGTCAATTGGATTGTAGATTTGCAAACTGGAGTTAATGTTGAAATTTACAATGGTTACAAATATGATCTTAAAAACATCACATGCGGATTAACTAGTAAGTTGGGTGGATTTACCAGCAAAGAAAAATTTAGATTACTGTTAGATAGTAAGAGTCCGTCCAGTACATCGAATGTGTTTGTGCCCGACGAAAATTATGATATTTTCTTGAATACCAATTCGCCTATACAAAAAATAAATTACAGTGGCGTGGTTATACAAAAGTCTGTTGACGGATTTGAAGTGCGCGGATATAATTTTGATGATCCGTATTTTGATTATTATCAACCTCAAGGCACCGGCCGAGTAGTGAATATCGGAGGCATAAGTGAATCGTTTTTAAATTGGTCAGCCGGCCAAGTTTATCGTATTCAAACAATTGTTAGACAAAATAATCAATTTTTTAAATGCACAGTTTCACACACCAGTACCGACAGTTTTGACCAAACTAAATTTACTCGACTAAGTGCTTTGCCTATTACCGGTGGCAGAGACATTGTGATTAAAAAGTCATTTGCAAATTCTATTACTAGAGTACCATACGGAACAAAATTTACAGAATATCAGGATGTTGTAGATTTTCTAATTGGATATGGTAAACGGTTAGAAGCATTGGGATTCATATTTGACAATTTCAACACTACACTTAACACAATAACCAACTGGGAAACCAGTGCTAAGGAGTTTGCATTCTGGCTAACACAGAATTGGACTGTTGGCACAGTGTTATGTTTGAGTCCGGGTGCATTGAAAATTTCTTTGCGAACAGAACTTGCACAAGTTAACAATGTTTTTGATGTATTTTATCCTTACTCTATTTTACAAAGTGACGGCCAACCACTGTCTGCTGACTTTATCAACACTAACAGAGAAGACAATGTCTATTCATTAGCACCAAAAAATACTGGGCAAGGAATATATGGTGCATCTTTTTATCTTATACAAAAAGAACATGTGTTGTTGTTAGATAATATCACACAGTTTAATGATGTGATTTATGATTTACAACCCGGGTACAGACAAGAAAGAATCAAAGTGCTGGGATATCTCTCCAACAATTGGACCGGTGGGTTTAACATCCCAGGATTTATATACGATGAAGCCAAAGTTGAAGTTTGGAAATCTTGGACTGATTATTACCTAGGTGATATTGTGCAATACAAACAATATTACTACACTGCAAAGAAATTTACTCCGGGCAGTTTAGAATTTAACAATGACGATTGGAATATATTAGAAGATAAACCTCAGAAAGGTCTATTGCCTAACTGGGATTACAAGGCTGAACAGTTTAACGACTTCTACGATTTAAACACTGACAATTTTGACACTAAGCAGCAAAAGGTTGCACAGCACCTTATTGGATATCAAAAGCGTACCTATCTTGAAAACATAATCAAAGAT